TTCCGAAACCCAGAAACGGGGGGTTTCCGAAACCCAGAAACGGGGGGTTTCCGAAGATTCGGGAAAAACGGAAACCCAATACAATACAATACAAGCCAATACAAACCAATCCAATACAGAGGGTGTGAGGGAAAAGCGCAAGCGCTTTTCCCCGCCCACGCGCGAGGAGTGCATCGAGTTCGGCGATTCCATCAAGATGCCGCGCGGTGAATCGGAGAAATTCTTCGACCACTTCACCGCGAACGGGTGGAAGGTCTCGGGCAAGGCCCCCATGCGGGACTGGAACGCGGCCATGCGCAACTGGAAGCGCAACATGCCCGCGTTCTCCGCATCCGACGCTCCCAAGCCGATACCCAAGCCCGTCAACGCCGTCGACCCGGACGAGGAGCTTGAGCGCCTGGAGCGCGAGTACCGCGAAAAATTCGGGGAGGAGCCATGAGCTACAAGGGATATCCGGAGCTCGCGCCGGACGGCGCGCCGTGGACGCTCGGCAAGGGCATCCGCGAGTACGGCGTTCCCGTCCCGAGGCCGATCATCGAGCTCGCGAACATGCGCACCCGATCGCAGCTCGAGCGCGAGCGATACGACATGCGCATCCAGAGCGCCCGCAACTGGGCGAGCGAGCTGAGCGACCGCAGGCACGACGAGATGGCCGAGGAATGGGAGGCGATGCATGGCTAGGGTGACGACGATGGCCCCCATGTGGTGGCCCCTCATGGAGTGCCCCACCATCAGGCTCGACCGCTGCGCGGTGTGCGGCAGGCCGTGGCCGCTCAACCAGCACCACATCGTGAAGAGGTCCGCAGGGCAGCTCGTGCGCGGCGGCGTGGTCATCCCCAAGCCGACGATCACCTTGTGCGGGAGCGGGAATGCCTCAGGGTGCCACGGGCTCGCCCATCAGGGCAGGCTGCACTTCCGCTGGGTCGAGGCCGACGCGGGCCGAGAGGGATGGTACCTCACGCACGTCAAGGGAGGTCACCTCGAGTACCTTCTCACCGACGAGCCGGAGAGCTACCTCGACGCGCTCAAGATGGACGGATGGAGGCCGCTCGATGCCCGGTGAGTACAAGCGCCTGAGCGCATTCCTCACGGGGCTCAGGGACCGTACGCGCGTCGAGGAGACCAAGGCCAAGCTCGAACGCCTATCAGCCGACCTCGACCGCCTGTACGAGCGGTGCGAGTGCAGGCTCTCCGAGGCGAAGAGGCAGGGCACCAGGAGACGTCGCGCGGAGTCCTCCGCGAGCGACAGCGCCAAGAGGGCGCGCGAGGCGGTCGAGCGCAAGGACGGCGAGATAGCGAGGCTGAGGTGCGAGCTGGCCGAGGAGCGCAGTCGAAACGGCAAGGCGTACGCCGACGGGTTCGCCGATGGCGAGGCGTCCGGCTTCGGTGAGTGCGCGGAGCTGATGAGGAGGATGCAAGATGACCGAGCACGATCTTGACCTTATCGAATTCCCCGAGTGGAGCCAATGGGGCGAGGGCGAGAGCGGCCGTTGCTGCGAGTGCCTGCGATTCAGGAACGGCATGTGCGGCGAGCTAGGGTACTGCGAGCTCACGGATGAATGGGTGAGCAGGGATGATACGTGCGATCTCTGGAGGCTTTACGCATGACAGACCGCAGGAAGAGGCCCGTGGTGCGCTCCGACGGCAAGCGCTACGAGAGCGAGTCGGATGCCGCGAGGGACGTAATCGGGGACCAGACGAACATCAGCAGGGCGTGCAGGAAGCCAAAGCGCACGGCCTACGGGTACAGATGGAGGTACGCATGGGATACGACGAGCAGCTGAGCGCTGCCAAGTTCAGGGCAGAGCGCGACCTAGCGCGGCAGGAGTGCGAGCGCCTGCGGGCGAGGCTTCGGGACTCAGTGCCGCGAGAGGCGTACGAGCGCAAGCGCGCCGCGTGGCTGCGCCAAATCCGCGAGTGCGAGGCCGCGCTGCGCAAGCGCAGGGAGCACATCAAGAGGCTGGAGAACGCCGCGCTCGAGCGCCGCACCGTGCGCGAAGAGGACCGCGAGGCGGCCGAGTGGGTGCGCGGGCAGGGCGGCATCGAGGCGCTGCGCCGCATGTTCCAGGATGCCGACATTCGCCGCGTCGAGCTGTGCGGCGCGCTCGGCATCGACATCGACAAGGGGTGGAGCGAGGCGATGGCCGCCATGCGCCTCCGCCTCATGACCGAGGGCTGCGAGTGGCCGCGATACGAGTCGGGCGAGCTGGTGATGTTCGGGGACGAGTTCATCAACGCAAAGGGCAACGCCTCGACGCTCCGCACCATCGCCATCGAGGACTGCCGGGATGCGCTCGGCGGCGCTGTCTTCTGGAAGCTCGGCAAGGGCGCGTGCGCCGTCACGCTCGAAAACGGCGAGCGAGTCAAGCGCCCCGCGCCCAAGGTGCTCGACGCTGACGGGGCGGAGATTCGCGTCAAGGAAACGGTGTTCGACAAGAACACGGGCGAGGAGCTTATCGTCACCGGCTTCGAGGATGGCCGCGTGTGGTGCGAGCACAGGATGACCGACGCGGACGCCCTCCCAGTGCGCGGGATGTGGAGTCCCGGCCTGCTCACCCACGAGCGTCCCGACAGCTGGGAGCGGCTGGAGGAGGACGCGGATAGAACGGCGAGCCTCTTCGACGCCTTCGATTCCGACGCGAGCGCGGATATCCGCGACCTTGTTCGCCGCGCGAGGGCGCTGGCGGGGAGGGATGCGTCATGAGGGTGCTCTGCGCCTGCGAGGAGTCGCAGGCCGTCACGTCCGAGCTGCGCAGGCTCGGCCATGAAGCGTACAGCTGCGACCTCCTGCCGTGCTCTGGGGGACACCCCGAGTGGCACATCCAGGCGGACGCGCTGGAGGTCTGCAAGATGGCGTGGGACATGGTCCTCGCCTTCCCTCCGTGCACAAATCTCGCGTCGAGCGGAGCGGCGTGGTTCGAGCAGAAGCGACGCGACGGACGCCAGCAGATGGGCATCGGGTTCTTCCTCGCCTTCACGGCGCTCGACCACGTGCCCAAGATTGCGATAGAGAACCCCGTGGGCATCATGTCCACGCTCTACCGCAAGCCCGACCAGATCATCCAGCCGTGGATGTTCGGCCACCCAGAGCAGAAGGCGACGTGCCTGTGGCTAAAAGGTCTCCCGCCGCTCGAAGAAACCGACAATGTGAGGGAGCAGATGCTCGCGCTTCCGAAGAACCAGCGGGAGAGGCTTCACTATCTCCCGCCGTCGCCGCAGCGCGGGATGCTGAGAAGCAAGACGTACCCCGGCGTCGCGCGGGCCATGGCCGAGCAGTGGGGCGCGCTGGCGGAGAGGGGGCAGTGATGGCCGATAACACCAGCGACCTCGTCGGCAAGGAGTTCATCTTCGAGTACGGGGTCGATCGCATCCTGCCTCCGAGCGACAAGACCGGAGGCATCTTCGCGACCGAGCAGAGAGCCTACCGCCGCGAGCGCATCGTGCGGTGCCGGGACTGCAAGCACGCGATTACGAGCTATCGAGACGGTCTGCCCAGATGCGCGGGGCCGCTGGTGATGGAGGCGACGCTGGTATCGCCCGACGGCTTCTGCGCGTGGGGAGAGGAGAAAACAAATGAGTAGATACGATGGAGCGCCCGACCTCATCGGCGCGGACGGCAGGCCCATCGAGCCGCTTGAGACCGTTTACCTGCTGGGGAAGCCGGAGCCCATCGCCGTCGACATCATCGACTACATCGGGCGGTACGCGGGCGGTCACTATGTGTACGACGGGATGAAGGTCCATTACATGAGGCCCGAGGCCGTGACGCACGAGCCCCAGCCGGACTCGTGGGAGCGGATAGGAGCCGACCTGGCCCGCATAGAGGAGGCGCAGGGCGCGGGCTTCCAGATATACGGCCCGATGAAGTCGCTCATATGCCGTGCGCAGGCCCTGATGGACAGGGAGGGGGCGGAGTGATGGTGATCGCATTCGTCATCGGAACCGCCATCGGCTACGTCTGCCGCAGCTTCCTCCGCTCGGGTGAGGTCAGCTGGGCGTATTACGAGGGCGTGATGGACGGCATCAAGATGGAAAGCTGGCATAAGTCGAGAAAAGAGGCCGAATGAGCGAGGAGACCATGGAGCCCAGGACGTTCGAGGACCTGTGGCTGATGCGCGATACCTCGAAGGAGTGGTTTGACGGGCAGGTAAGGTACGAGAACGTTCGCAATGGTGCCGACCCGGAGGTCGGGATGGTGGACAGCATGAGCTGGCACGTGATCCCGTTCTCGGACTGCGTGCGGGTGTACAGGAACACCCACGTGATCTGCGAGGTGCGCGGGAGCTGCTCGTTCTCCTGCCGGGTCGAGGGCGAGACCGTGGCCGAGTACCGATCCATGGAGGACTTCCGCGCCAGCGAGTGGTGGGATCTGACCATGGAGAAGCTCGCCGGAGGGGACGCCGACGCGTCGTGGCTTCGCTCGGTCGAGCTGGACGGTGAGGAGATCGCGGACGGGGAGCCGCAGTGGATCGGCTACGGCCCCAGCACCTGCCTAGACGTGAAGGTCGGCAGGCAGTACAGAGACTGGCTGGGCAACACCAGGCAGGACAGGGGCCACAGCACCCTGTCGATCCGCGTGGAGCGCATGTCCGGCGAGCTGTGGCTGCGGTGCGGGGAGCACGAGGTCGAGGGCACGGTGGAGGAGATCGAGAGGGCCGTGGCGCTCGTGGAGCGCCTGAGGCGGCTCGGGATCGAGGTCGGGCACACCGAGATCCGGGTGCCGATAGCCGGGGAGAAGGGAGACGAGGATGGCGACTGACGACGAGCGCCGCGAGGTGGCCGAGAGGCTGCGGGCGCTGCCAGACCTAGCGACGATGGGCGAGCTTGCGGAATGCGTGTTCGGGCGCAAGTGCTCCTGGAGCGCGGGCGGTTTAGCTGACACGATCGCCGACCTCGTAGAGCCGAGCGACAGGAACGGCGAGCTGTGCGTGCATTGCGAGTACTGCGACTATTGCGACCTTCCGAAGTGCAGCGATCAGGACGGTTACAGCTTCAAGCCGAAAGGATACGTTGACCTGCTGGTATTGGAGGACAGGATAGCCAGAACCGCGCGTCAAGATATGGAGATATGCGGCGATACGGTCCCGGCATGGTACGCAGCGGCACGGCTTGAGGCCGTGGCGCGAAGCATCCGAGAGATTCTGGGGGTGGAATCGTGAGCGAGTTCGTCTTGACCGGAAGCGACGTGTTCGGGAGGTACTGCCGCATCGAGCAGCTGAGGTACGGCGTCCCCAACGAGATGTTCCTCTACAAAGTCGTGGGCTCCCTGCGCTCGAACTGCTGGTGCGAGGTGCCATATAAGACCGCCTCGAAGGAGGTGCGGCACGACAGCATAGAGGACTGCATCCTCGCCATCTGCTGCGGGATAGACGAGACGGAGGTGCTTCGGTTCAGGGCTGCCGACGTCGAGTTCGTGCCGCAGCCCACTTGCGACCGCGACGCGCTGCTGGAGCTGGCGGACGAGATGACGGTTGAAAAGGGCGATATATGGAGATGGAGCCGCCGCATCCGCGAGGCCTGCGGGGTGGAGCGATGAGCTGCCACCGGTGAGCATGGTAGCCGCCCCGTGGGCTCCGGCCTGCGGGGCGTTTATCTTGCCGTATAATTGAAGCGCTTCAATGCCGGAGGTGGTAGAGATAACTTCACGCGAGTACTTCGAGGCGGCGCGGGCCGCGCAGCGCCTCATAGACGGCAGGCTCACGGCGCTGAGGTCCATGCGCGCCCGCGAGGGCGTGAGGGGCCAGACGTACGAGGCCATAGGGCGCGGGACTGGCGCATCGGACCCCACGCGCGCCACGGACGAGCGCATCGACGCCGAGTCGCGCATCCGGGCGGAGCTCGGCGCGCTGGAGCGCGAGGTGGAGGACGCCCGCGCCGTGTGCCGTGGAATCCGCGCGGCGAACCCCTCGCACCCGCTGTGGGGCGATGCCATCGAGCTGCACTACGTCGAGCTCATGGGATGGGCGGAGATAGGCCGCTACCTCGGCTGCACCGGGGAGGCCGTGCGCCGCGCCGCGTACGCCGCGCTGGACTGGGTCGACATGGTGGGCATCGCCGCCGCGCGAGAAGGATGCGGGCAGGCGGCGCTGTTCTGATATGCTCTCATCGGATTGCCCGGGAAGGCTTCGGCCGACCGGTGGCCCTCGGCGATGCGTCGCCGGGGGCTTTTTCCATGCCGAGCCGTTCGCCGCCGAATATGTGCCGTTCGTGGAGAAGCCTGCTTTACCAGTGCGCTGATACCAAAAGTATCATATAATGAAGTTGTCAAAAGGAAGCGCAGGGCTTCCGGGACACCGAGCCAAGGGGGCGTACGATGGAAGTCAAGACCTACAGCCGCAAGCAGGCGGGCGTCATCTACAGCAACGTCAAGCGCGGCACCCTGAGCATGGAGAAGTCCGCGATCAGCGCCATGTACGATTACGCCGGCGGAGCGTTCGTCTCAAGCACCAGCAGCCTCGCGGTCGTCGAGAAGCTCGCCTACGCCATCCGCAACGCGGTGGATGCAGTCTTCGCGGGCGACCTCGCGACCGCCCAGGCATCGCTCGACAACTTCGCCGCCAACTGCTAAGGGAAAGGGGAGAGAGATGAAGATCGTCACCTCCAGATCAGTCCTCCGCAAGGCCGGATACGCGCCCGGACGCATCCTGTCGGATGAGGAGTACGAGGCCGCGATGGAGGCGTACGCGGCCGGACGCGAAGCAGAGCGCTCCAAGGCGTTCGAGCGATTCCGCAGGGACGGCATGCCGGGGCAGCGCATCGTGGTCGATAGCTCGTTCATGGGAGGAACCGCCGTCGGGCGCGTCTTCTGGTTCACGAAGATCAAAGGTTCAGCGTTCGGCGATGTATATCGCGTGCAGACCGGCAAGAGCCGCCAGACCGTCGTGGCAACCGTCGGCAAGGACGAGATGCTGCGCTGCACGCGCACGGCATCGGAGGCGTAGATGGCTAAAACGACGGCGAACTTCCGCGCTCTCCGGGAGCTGTGCGGGGTGACGCAGCAGCAGGCCGCCGACGCGCTCGGGGTGCGCGCGCTCACCGTGAAGCGGTGGGAGAAGGGCGAGACGCCCATCCCCGGCGACGCCATGGAGTGGCTCATGGGGTGCGTCGAGGAGCACGATGCCGGAGTGGCCGAGAACCTTGGCCGTCTACTCGCGGCGCTCCCGGCCGACGGCGAGGCGTGCTTGACCTACTACCGGACGCAGGATCAGGCCGATGCCGAGGCCTACCCGGAGCAGGCAGGGCCGTACGGCCTCCTCAACGCGGTGACGCGCTCGACCGCCGAGAGGCTGGTGGCGATGGGGTACCGCGTGTCGTTCAGCTACCCAGAAGAGGAGCGCATATACGACGGCGAGATATGATCTGCGCCCTCTGCGGTTCGCCGCAGGGGGCTTTTCTCATGCCGCGATTCGGCTCCCGATTACCACCTTTTACCACCCGTTACCACCAGTTACCACCTATTACCACCCATTTGCGGCGCGATCTGTGCCATAGTAAGGTCAGCGCGATGCGCGGACGCCACCTCCACGCGCACGCGCCATCACGAACGCGGGCCCCGGATATGCCGGGGCCTTCGTGCTTCTCCCATCACGCCGTGGAGGGCAGCGAGTTGCCACAACGAAATCCCCGTCGCAGCTATAAGCGCGACGTCCTCTGGAAGCGCGTCAAGGCGATGGGCATGCCGTGCCACATATGCGGCCTGCCCATCGATTACTCGCTGCCCGCGCGGCACCCGCTGTCGTACGAGCTCGACGAGGTCGTGCCAGTCTCCAAGGGCGGAGACCCGGCGTCGCTCGCCAACTGCCTCCCGGCGCACCGCTGCTGCAACCAGTGGAGGAGCGACCGAAGCATGGCGGCCGTCGAGTCCGTCCGCGCCGAGGTTCGCCGACGCTTCGGCCCGTGGCCGTCCGCGCTCGCGTTCTGCGAGGCCGCGAGGGCCGTTTCACGGGGCCTAAAGGGCAAGTCGGCCCAAGTACCCGTGCGCCATCCCAAACGGCGCTCTGGTGCGCTCTGAGAGGCCGTGGGGGGGCATCCCCTACCGTGTGGTCGCTCCGTACCCCGGCGGCATAGCAAGAAAACAGGGGGACTCCGATTCCACAGGCCGCCGAGCGCGGCCTTTCCCGTTTCCACAGGCAGAAGACGTGGAGGTACCCACATGACCGTGCTCGAAGCCGTGCGCACCGGCGACCGCCGCGCCGCGCTCGTCGCACTGCGCGACGCCGTGGCCGAGACCATCGACGCCAAGGACAGCGCCCGCGACATCGCCGCGCTGTCGAAGCGCCTCATGGAGGTCATGGCGGAGATAGACGCGCTGCCCGACCCCGAGGCCGAGGCCGACCCGGTGGAGGCCGCCCGGAAGCGCCGTTCGTGAGGCGCGGGCGGCAGGAGCCGACCTTCGAACGCGTCGGCGCGTACGACCGCAGCGACGGCGCTGAGGCCGTGGAGCTGTTCTCGAGCTACGGCGTGACGTTCATCCCGGCTCAGCGCTACGAGATGGAGCTGTACCTCGCCAAGAACGAGCTGGGCGAGGCCGAGGCCATCAACATCGGCCTGTCGCGACCGCGCCAGAACGGCAAGAGCTTCGCGGCGCGGTACTACGCGCTGTGGGCGGCGTTCATCGAGGGGCGCGACGTGCTCTACTCGGCGCACCACGCGGGCACCGTCCGCAAGATGTTCAAGTTCATGTGCGACTTCATCGCCGCCAACCGCGACTTCTCCACCAAGCTGAAGCCGCACGGCGGAATCTACAAGGCGCAGGGCGCGGAGGGCATATACCTCGCCGACGGCCACGCCATCGAGTTCTCAACGCGCACCAACAGCGGGGCGCGCGGCGGGACGTACGACGTCATCGTCGTTGACGAGGCGCAGGAGCTCACCGCCGAGCAGCGCGACGCGCTCATGCCCACCACGATCGCCGGCGATTCCGGCGACCCCCAGACCATCTACATCGGAACGCCGCCGAACCACAAGTGCCCCGGCACCGTGTTCCGCGACATGCACGACCGCGCCCACGCGGGCGAGCTGGGCGAGGACTGGTGGCTTGAGTGGGCGGCGGAAGAGGTCGGCGACCCGCTCGACGTCGACCGCTGGTACGAATGCAACCCGATGATGGGCTACCGCATCAAGGAGCGCTCCATGCGCTCGGCGGCGCAGTCGCTCGTGCGCGAGCCGGACAGCTTCGCCCGCGAGTACCTGGGCTGGTGGGACGCATCCACCGCTGCGGTGGAGCATGTCATTTCGGAGAAGGCGTGGGCGCTCTGCGAGACCGACGAGCCGCCCGAGCCGCGCGTCACATGCGCCGGCGTGAAGTTCGGCCCCGACCGAGCGACGCTGGCCTACTGCCTGCGCCCCGCCGAGGGCGCGGCCTACGTCGAGTGGGTGGACACCCGCCCGCTCTCCGAGGGCGTGGGCTGGGTGGCCGCGTGGCTGGATGCGCGCCGCGACAAGGTGGCGTCCGTCGCCATCGACGGCGGCAGCACGGCGGCGCTCACCACGAGGCTTGCGGACATGGGCTTCCCCAAGCGCGCCGTGGTTACGGCGGGCCCGCGCGACATGGCCAAGGCCGTGTCGATGCTGACCAACGCCGTTGCCGAGCGCGACCTCGCGCACTACGGGCAGGACGAGCTGACCGCCTCCGCGACCCTCACCGCCCGCCGCCGCATCGGCAGCGACGGCGTGGGGTTCGAGGACGCGGGCGGCGCGGACTCCACCCTCATAGAGGCCTGCGCGCTCGCGCTGTGGCAGGCCAAGACGACGAAGAGACGACCCGGACGTAAGGCGGTGGTCTACTAGTGGAGCAACCGAACACATGGCATCGCGGCGCGCCGCCGTCGCATCGCTTGAAGCACGACAGCCGCGCGATCGTGTCGGCTCTGACGCTCGGCGGAGACGAGTACGGCATCGCCGACGAGGTGGACGAGCTGCTGGCCATCTGGGCGAGCCACCTCGCGAAGAACCAGCTCCGCCGCCGCTACTACGACGGCGAGAACGTGCTGAAGGACCTCGGCATCTCCATCCCGCCGTCGCTGCGGAACATCGAGACCGTCGTGGGCTGGCCCAAGAAGGCCGTGTCCGCCATGGCCTCGCGCAGCCGCTTCGACGGCTTCACCGTGGGTGACGAGGCACTGGCATCCCAGGTCGACCAGCTCGTGCGCCGCTGCAACCTCAAGCGCAAGTACAAGCAGGCGTGCGAGAGCGAGCTGATAGCCGGCTGCGACTTCGTGACCCTCTCAAAGGGCGCGGCTGGCGAGCCGTCCGTCATCGTGGTCACGCACAGCGCGGAGGACGGCGCGGCGAAGTGGAGCGAGCGCCTCGGGCGCATCTCGTCCGGCCTCGTCATCATGCACTACGACGCCTCCGGCGCGCCGGACGAGCTGGCGCTCTACACCGACGAGGCCACCTATCACGTCGACGGGCGCGACGCCCTCTCCGTGGAGCGCATGGCGCACCGCATGGGCAGACCGCTCATGGAGGCGCTGGCCTACAACCCCACCGAGGCGTGCCCGCTCGGTCAGTCGCGCATCACCCGCGCCGTGCGCTTCATCACGGACAGCGGCGTGCGAGAGGCGCTGCGAACGGAGATCAGCGCGGAGTTCTTCACCAGTCCGCAGAAGTACCTGCTCGGCGTGGATTCCGACCCCTTCGCGAACAAGACGCGCTGGGAGGCCTACATCGGGAACATCTTCACCGTGTCGCAGACCGAGGACGGCACCACGCCGAAGTTCGGCCAGCTCAGCCAAGGCTCCATGCAGCCGCACACCGACTACATGCGGGCGCTCGCGGCGCGTTTTTCCGGCGAGACGAACGTCCCCGTGTCTCAGCTCGGCGTCATCCACGACAACCCGTCGAGCGCCGAGGCCATCACGCAGGCGAACGAGCCGCTCATCATGGAGGTCACCGACCTCAACGAGGGCAACGGAGAGGCACTCGTGACCATCGCGAGGATGGCGCTCGCAATCGCCAACGACGCGACGCTCGACGCTTACGACGGCGTGCAGATCGCCGCGAACTTCAAGAACCCGCTCATGCCGTCCATCGCGTCTCAGGCCGACGCCATGGTCAAGATCGCCTCCGTCGTGCCCGAGTTCGCCGCAACCGAGGTCTTCTGGGAGCAGCTTGGCTTCGGGGAGGACATGCGGCAGAAGGTCGTGCAGCAGATGGGCGCGAACGCGAATCAGCGCGCCATCCTGTCGCTCATGGGCGGCGGCGCTCAGGCGGTGGAGTAAGTGGCCGCGATGATACCGCGCGCGGCTGTGGACTTCCTGACCGAGGAAATCAACGGCATCAGCGCCGACGCGCAGGCCCGCGTGCTGAAGGTGCTGCGGGGCATCAAGTGGACGCCGGAGAACGTCGCCGAGTGCCGGGAGCTTGTGCTCCAAGCCCTCGCCGCCGTCATGCCCACCTACACCACCATGGCCGCGCAGGCGTCCGCCGACTTCTACGACGCGGCGCGCGAGCTGGCCGTGGGCGAGAAGATGGGCGCGACCGCCATCAGCGGCTACGACCCGCGCAAGACCGAGGGCGCGGTGCGCGGCTTCGTCCGCTTCGTCCTCGACGGGCGCGTGGAGACCTTCAACGACCAGGTGCTCCAGCGCATCGACTACGAGATGAAGCGCAGCGCTGGCGAGTCCATGTTCGCCAACGGTCGGCGCGACAAGCGCAAACCCAAGTTCGCGCGCGTGCCGACCGGAGCAGAGACGTGCGACTTCTGCCTCATGCTGGCGTCGCGCGGCTTCGTGTACACGTCCGAAGCCACCGCCGGAGCAATCAAGCTCGACCACTACCACAGCGGCGACGACTGCCGCGTGGTGTGCCAGTGGGACGGCGGCGGGGTGGAGGGATACGACACGCAGGCCATTTACGACCGCTGGCAGAGCGCCGTCGACGCCCTCGCCGAGGAACGCGCGGAGAAGCGCGGCACCACGGTCGAGGAGGAGCGCGACAAGATTTTCCGAGGCTACGCCAACAGCGCGAAGCACGCCAAGAGGCTCGCAAAGATGCAAGCTGGCAAATCCACGGCCTAGCCCACGCAGCCCGTGGGCAGGCGTGGCCGACGGTCGCCGCAAAGACCGTGAGGGGCGGGAGACACGCAACCCCGCCCGCTTGGGAGACACATGAAAGCATACGTGCAAACAACGTTCGGCGAGGTGGAGCTGCATCTCTATCACAGGCGCGATAGGGCTCTCCGGCTCGCCCGGAGGCTCGGGGCGTCGGTGACCTTTGTCGAGAGCGTCCACGCCCAGACCAACGGCTTCGACAGCGGCGACGACCTCGTCTGCTTCGTCCTTCTCGAGGCCGAGGTGCGCGACGCCGACCAGCTGGCCGCGCTCATGGCGCACGAGGCCGTGCACGTCTCGCAAATCATCCTCGACCACTTCGGCGAGGACGAGCCGGACGAGGAGACGAGGGCGTACCTCGTCCAGAACGTCACCTACGCGCTGCTCGACATGCAGCGCCGCTGGGCGAGCGGACACCCGACCGCCTAGCACCATCCCAACGCGAAATCAGCCCCGCACGGGGCTCTTTTCATATCTAGCCGTCCTACCGGGGCGGCCTTATCCATGCCGCGACCCCGCACGGGGTCAGACAGACGCCCGCACGGGCGGAAAGGGGGCCATATGGCCGACGTACAGGACACCGATCCCACGAGGACCGACCCGGCAGCTCGGGAGCCGCACGGCACCGACCCGGCGGATCAGACGGTCAGCAGGGCGGAGTACGACAAGCTGCTCGCGGAGTCGCGCAAGTGGGAGTCGCGCGCCAAGGAGAACAAGGATGCCGCGAAGCGCCTGGCGGAGCTCGAGGATGCATCCAAGACCGACGCCGAGAAGCTGGATGATGCCACGAAGCGCATGGAGGCGGCCGAGGCGAAGCTCGCCGCCTACGAGGCCGAGGCGCAGCGCGCCAAGGACGCGGCAGAGGTCGCAGAGGCGACCGGCATCCCGGCATCGCTGCTCACCGAAACCGACCGCAAGGCGATGGAGGCGCAGGCCGCATCCATCCTCGCGTTCGCGCAGGGGCAGCCAGTCGCGACCGTGTTCAAGGGCGACGGGAAGCGGCCCGGCCCAGCACCGAAGGACAAGAAGGACATCTTCTTCGACTTCATCGAATCACAGATGTAAAGGAGAATGCAAATGGCACTCGACACCACCAAGGTGGATGTAAACCGCACGACCACCGGCATCGTCCTCCCGAGCGAGATCAGCTCTGAGGTCATCGCTAAGACGCAGGAATCCTCCTTCGTCATGGCCAACGCCCGCCGCATGGTAATCCCCGGCCCCGGCATCACGCTCGACGTGATCGAGACCGACCCCAAGCCCGCGTGGGTGGACGAGACCGCCGAGAAGACGGTCAGCACCCCGACCTTCGGCTCGAAGAAGATCGTGCCGTACAAGATGGCGGTCATCGTACCGTTCAGCAACCAGTTCCGCCGCGACAAGGACACCCTCTACAACGCCGTCATCGAGCGCGTTCCCGGAACCCTCGCCGCGCTGTTCGACGCCACGGCCTTCGGCTTCCAGTCCGCGCCCGGCTCCAACTTCGACACGCTCTCCGGAGCGACCGCCGTCGACATCGAGGCCGACACCTACGACAACCTCGTGACCGCGAAGACGACGGTCTCCACCGCCGGCGGCTCCGCGACCGCGTGGGTCTTCGCGCCGCAGGCCGAGAGCATCCTGCTCATGGCCAAGGACTCCTCGGGCCGTCCCATCTTCATCGACTCCCCGACCGACCAGGGCGGCGTGGGCCGCGTGCTCTCGCTCCCCGCGTACTACCGCCAGGCCGCGTACAACGCGGGCTCGAGCGCCGCGAACACCATCGGCTTCGTCGGCGATTGGAACAAGGCCGTGTACGGCATCGTCGAGGACATCACGGTGGAGTACTCCAATCAGGCCACCATCAACGACGGAAACAAGCAGATCAACCTCTGGCAGCGCAACATGTTCGCGCTCCGCTGCGAGATTGAGGTCGGCTTCGCCGTCATGGACGAGGATTGCTTCGTGCGCCTCACCGACACCTATCCGAAGGCCTAGCCATGGCCCGCATGATCGCGCCCTACACGGGCGCTGAGGTCGACGTACCCAGCGGGAGCGTGGAGCGCTGGCTCGCCCGCGGCTTCATCGCCGTCGATGAGACCGAGCAGGTGGATGCCGACGAGGCCGCATGCGAGCAGGCCGACGATGGCCATGCCGATGAAGGAGAAGAGGGGGCCGAGCTCCCCGACTCCGACTCCACCATCACCGAGATTCGCGCGTATGCGGAGGCGCACGGCGTCTCGCTCCCTAAGAAGGCGAACAAGGCCGCGATGCTCGCGGCTCTTAAGGAGGCGATGGCATGACCATCCGCAGCATGAAGTACACCGAGGACGAGCCATCTAAGGGGCAGCACGTCGAGGAGGTGCACATCGAGGGCCTGCCGAGCGGAGGCTCAACTCCCGGCGCCAACACCATCACAACGGAGATGCTCCAGGCTAACGCCGTGACGAACGACAAGATCGCTGACGAAACCATCCAGGCTGCGAAGCTCGCGTCCGGGGTCATCCCGGCTGCTCCCGGAAACGCTACCACGGCGACCCCGGGCCTCGTGAAGCAGGCCGCGCACGTCGACGGCGCGGATGGGGCCGCCATCGTGTCCGCGCTCGTAGCAGCCGGAATCATGGCCGGGGCGTAGCGATGGAACCATTCGCGACCGTCGACGATTACACCGACCGCTACGGCGAGGTGGAGGACGAGGCGCGCGTGACCGCGCTCCTTCAGGACGCCACCAACATCATCGCGAGCCAGTCCGGCTTCGCCATGCGCGAGGGCGACGAGACGTGGCAGGGCGTGCTTGAGACGGTCACCTGCTCGATGGTCCACCGCTCGATGATGGCCGGGAGCTATGCGGGCCTGTCCAACGTCTCGCAGGGCGCGGGCGGCTACACGGCCTCCGTCGCGGTCTACAACCCCGGCGGCGACCTGTACCTCACGCGCAACGAGAAGAGGGCGCTCGGCATCGGAGGGGCGCGCATCGGCTCCGTGGCACCCGTCATCGACGGATGGTACGGCTCGAACGCGGGTGATGCCACATGATCGCGCCGCTGCCCGACTTCGGCCTGATAGCGGGCGAGGCCGTCACCGTGCGCACGCCGACCGTCTCGTACGACGAGCACATGGAGGAGGTCACGACGTGGGACGAGGCCACCGTGCAGAACGTGATCGTTACCCCCGGCGCGACCTCCGACGTGCTCGACTCGACGCGACCGGACGGCACGCGCGTGGCATTCACGCTCGGCTTCCCGAAGACCTTCACCGCTTCGCTGCGTGGCTGTCGCGTCACCGTGCGCGGCATCGAGTGCGCCATCATCGGCGACCCGCAGCCGTACACGGCTGACAACACGCCGGGTCCGTGGAATTACACGGCGGAGGTGGAGGCAGTCGATGGCTAGGGGAGCGAGGGTGCGCATCAACGGCGCCGGGGCGCGCGCCGTGCTCACGTCCGCAGGCGTCGCCGGGAAGCTCGGGGATATGGCGTCGGCCATCGCCGCGAGCGCGAACGCAAAGACGTCGCCTGACGATATGCGCAACGACGCGTACATGTCCGAGGTCGATTCGTCCGGCAACCGCGCCCATGCGCGCGTGTGGACCGCCAGCCCGCACGGCATCCGAAACAACAACAAGCACAACACGCTGCTCAAATCGCTCGATGCGGGGAGGTAGCACATGGACGCCGAACGCGAGGTCGTGGACTACCTCAACGCGAAGGGGCTCGGAGCGACCGCCTACTACGACGTGCCGTCGAAGCGCCCCGCGACCTTCATCGTCGTGGAGCGCACGGGCGGGGCGGACGGAGATCTCGTGATAGAGCGCCCTATGCTCGACATCCAGTGCTGGGCGGGCTCGCGCCGCGATGCCGCGCTCCTCGCGGACGCCGTTAAGGGCGCGCTGCGCTCGATGCCGTACGAGTTGGAGGACTGCTTCTACGCCGACCTCACCTCCACCTTCCGGGATTACGACCTCGACTCGGGCACGCCCCGGTACCACGTAGTGACAGAGATAATTTTCAACCGATAGGCCGCCGCGCGCGGCCTTTTCCTTTAGGAGGCACACAATGGCTTCTACCGCCAACAACACCGCCAACGTGTCCGTGGGCAAGGGCAAGTCGGGCGGTTACTTCTTCCTCGCCCCGACCGGCACCACGCTGCCGACCGACAACTCCAAGCCGCTCGACGCCAAGTTCATCAACATGGGCTTCCTCGGCGACGACGGAGCGGTGTTCAGCGACTCGTCCTCGGTCGACACCTACTACGACCTCAACGGCGATGCCATCGAGACCTCGAACGGCGAGATCGAGAAGACGTTCACCGTGACCTTCCGCGAGATCAAGAAGGACTCGCTCGCCGTCATCAACGGCACCGCGAACGTCTCCGATGCGACGGGCAAGCTCACAGTCCACGACAAGGGCCCGAACGACGCCACCTACGTCGGCGTGTTCGAGTTCCTGCTCAAGAACGGCCGCAAGTGGCGCCGCGTGGTGCCGCAGTGCAAGGTGGGCGAGCTCGGCGACATGACCGTAGTCTACAGCGAGCTCGTTGGCCGCGAGATCACCATGACCGCCCTCCTCGACGCTACCACTGGCGACTACTATATCGACTACTACGACTCCACCGAGACCGAGGCGGCGTAGAGATGGAGGCGAAGAAGAGCGCCGAGAAAGGCGTGACGGTCACCGTCTCCGGCATCACGGTCGAAGTGCTCATGGACGCCGCCGACGACTTCGAGGTGGTGGAGCAGATCGCCGTCAACGCCGACCCCGACTCCACCGCCGCCGAGCGCATCAGCGCCATGGTGCGCGTGTACAAGGCCATCTTCGGCAGGGACTACAAGCGCGTCAAGGACGAGCTGCGCCGCAAGAACGGCGGACGGCTCCCCGTGGCGGTCATGAGCGACTTCGCGACGACCGTCATGAACGAGGTGGCGAAGCTAAAAAACTCCGCAGGCTCGGATGCCTCCTCGGAAGGTACCGAGTAGAGCTCACGGCCGACTTCCGGCGCTTCTACGGGCTCGACCTTGAGGACATGGGCGCGGGCTACTCATGCGCCCATGCCTCCTGCCTCGCAGCCTGCCTGCCGTCCGAGAGCGCCGTGCGGCGCGCCGAGGGCGACGGGTGGAGCGAATCCGAGAGGCTCCTCGCCCTCATCGAGCGATGGGGGAGCGTCGCCGACTGGCGCAACACCAAGGACGGCCAGAAGGGCCGGAATGCCCCCAAGCTGGTCGAATCGCCCGCGAAGAGGGCGCGCGAGGCCGACGACCGGGCCAAATACACCAAGACGTATATGGACGACGTTGCCGAGAAGCTCGGCATCGCGCCCGATAGGAGGTAGGCATGCCGGGTACCGAGCTCGCCACCGCGTATCTCACGCTCATCCCTTCCCTCAGGGGCGCGACGAAGCAGATAGAGTCGCAGCTCGGCGGAGTGGACACGACGGCGGCAGCGAAGAAGATCGGCTCGGGCCTAGGGCAGGGCATCGGAGACAGCCTCGACCTCCGCTCAGCAGGCTCGAAGCTTGAGGATTTCGGCGGGAAGCTCGCGGATGCCGGAGACGCGCTCACCTCGCACTTCACCGTGCCGCTGGCAGCGGCGGCGGCCGGGGCCGGGGCGTTCGCCATCTCCACCGCCTCGGCCGCAGAGACCTCCGAGATGGCTTTCACCACCATGCTCGGCTCGGCTGAGGCGGCGCGGGACATGCTGGACGAGCTGGCGAGCTTCGCCGCCCATACTCCTTTCGAGCTGTCCGGCCTCACGACCGCCACCCAGCAGCTCCTAGCCTACGGCTTCACGGCCGGTGACGTCATCCCGATGCTCACCGCCGTCGGCGACGCTACCGCCGCCCTTGGGACGGGCCAGCAGGGCATCGAGGCCGTCACCCGCGCGCTCGGCCAGATGCAGACGCGCGGCAAGGTCTCCGCCGAGGAGATGCTCCAGCTCACCGAGGCGGGCATCCCGGCGTGGGAGTATCTGGCCGAGGCCATCGGCACCGACGCCGCCGGGGCGATGGAGGCCGTGAGCGACGGAGCGGTCAGCGCGTCCGAGGGCATCCAAGCCATCGTGTCCGGCATGGAGAACGATTTCGGCGGCATGATGGAGAAGCAGTCGACCACGGTCGCCGGCCTCATGTCGAACCTCACCGACGCCATCGAGCAGCCGCTCATGGCCCTGCGCGACTCCGATGCGTACGAGCGCTTCGCCGACACCCTGTCGGACCTCGTGGACGCCGCAGGCCCCTTCGTGGAGTCCCTCCTCCCTCACATGGAGAAGGGCATCGACGCCGTATCTGGCGTGCTCGGCATGGCCGCCGACGCCATGGAGGCGTTCGCGGGCATGAGCGAGCAGGGGCAGGGACAGATAATCGGGCTCGTGACGCAGGTCGCCCTTCTCGGCCCGGCGCTCAAGGTGCTCGGCCCCGTCATCAGGACCGTGGGCAGCGCCATGAAGGGCGCGACGAGCGCCGCGTCGCTCTTCAGCGGCGGCCTCCTCGGCATCGGGACCGCCGTCGCGGGCCTCGCCATCGGCTCGCTCGTCTCCGACTTCATGGAGGCTCAGCAGAAGGAGCGGCTGCTCGCCGACGCGACCATGGACTTCGACGACATACTCGCGCAGGCGGGGGAGACAGCGGATACGAGCGGCAAGGCGATAGCCGACTCCATGAGCCGCGCCGCCGAGGAGTCGCAGCAGGCCCTGCAGGATATAGCCGACCTCAACCAGAGCGCCGTCGACACCCTCTCAGAGCTCGGCACACAGAGCGCGATGCTCGATACCTACGTGGAGACAATCAACGAGCTCGCGGGGCAGTCCGAGCTCACAGCATCCGAGCAGGAGCGGCTGAAGCAGGCGGTGGAGGGCTACAACTCCATCACCGGCGACTCGGTGGAGGTGACGAACGCCGCCACCGGGGAGCTGTCGAAGAGCACGGACGAGATCAACGAGAACGCCGACGCGTGGGAGCGGAACGCCCGCGCGCAGGCGTACCAGAACCTCGCCACGCAGTACCTGCAGGAGCAGCTCGAAGCCGAGCAGAGCCTCGCCGACGCCCGGGAGAAGCTTGCGGCAGCTCAGGAGCGCTTGAAGCAGGCGCAAGAGAGCGGGGACCAGTACGACCAGCTGGCGGCGGCAGCGGAGGTCGAGCAGTACACCGAATCAATCAAGGAGTTCGGCACCGCCGCCAACGAGGCAGCCGACAAGTACGAGGCCTTCTCCGCGAGCGCGGCCATAGCCGCGAGCAACCTCAGCGAGGACATGAAGTCGGCCCTGTCCGACCTCCCGGAGAGCATGCAGATGGCGGGCGTCGACATCGCGTCGAGCCTGTCGTCGGGCATCGAGGCCGGAACCGTGTCGGCAGAGGACGCCATGCGCTTCCTCAACGACTCCGTGGCGGGCACCGTGGCATCGCTCCCGCCGACGATGCAGGACGCGGGCATGCAGGCGGCGCAGTCGCTCGCCGATGCCGTCGCATCCGGTGAGATCAGCGTGGAGCAGGCCGCAGCGGTGCTCAGCGCGGCCGTCAACGGCGACATCTCGTCGCTTCCCGCAGAGCTCGCCCCGTACGGCGAGGCGGCCGCTCAGGCGCTCGGCTCGTCCATGTCCCTCAACAGCGCGCTCGTCGGCTCCGGCGCGGGCGACCTCTCCGCAGCGGCTTCGGCGGCCCTCCAATCCATGCCCTTCGATTTCGGCGGCATGGGCGCATCATCCAGCCAGTCGCTTTCAGACGCGCTGGTCGCAGGGGTGCCGTCCACCGGGGCATCGGCGGCCTCGCTGGCCGACGCTGCGAACGCGGGCGTGGCCCCGCTCCCGTCCGACATGTCCGGAACTGGCGCGGCGGCGTCGTCCGGCTTCGCCTCGGGCATCGGCTCGGGCGAGGGTGCGACGCGCTCGAGTGCCGGGAGACTTTCGAGTGCCGCGTCGACCATGGGCAACGGGAACTCGTGGCAATGGGGCAACCACCTCGGCGGCAATTTCGCGGCTGGCATCAGGGCCGCCTCCGGTCTCGTGAGCGGCGCGGCGAGCCTCATCGCCTCCACAGCTAAGAGCATCCTCGGCTTCTCCACGCCGGACGACGGCCCGTGGAGCGGCTCCGAGAAGGGCGGATACACCTCCGGTCTCCACCTCGGCGAGAACTTCGCGGCGGGCATGATGGCCGCCGTGCCGGGCGTGCGCTCAGCATCGGATGCGCTGGCCGAGGCCGCCCGACCCGATTCGTACAGGCCTGCCGCGACGGCCCCCAGACCGGGGGGAGCCGGGGCGTCGCAGGTGATCAACGTCTACATCGACGGCGCGCGCCTCGCCGCGAGCTCGGAGGCCGAGGACCTCGTGCGCAGGCTCGTGGGCGCGACCGTCGGAACCGCCGCGATGGGGAGGGCATAGCATGGCATCAGCCTACGGAAACGTTGTCAACCGGTGGCAGTCGTATATCGAGGCCTCAATAACCTCGCAGACGGACACGACCGCGACCATCACGCTTAATGTCTACTTCCACTCCATCGGGTACGGTTATAAAGTACGCGCTAACGCAAGCGGCACCATCGACGGCAACACCTCAGCGACCGCTAACTTCTCGGCCACTTCCGGGACGGGCCAGACCGTCAATCAGCTGGCAGTAACCCACACGGTCACGGTCAGCAAGGGGTCTAGCGCTAGGAACGTCTCGGTATCCGGTCGCGTGCAGCTCACGGGCGGTTTCCACAACGGCACATCCACTGCATACGCAACTGTGTCCATCCCGGCGCGCACCTACTACAAGCCCCATCCTCCGAAGAACTTCGCCGCGAAGCGCACGAGCGACACCCAGATGGATTTGACGTGGCAGGGCGATTACACCGGCATGGACGGCGGCTATCCGTGGTCAGGGGTCTACGTGGACCGCCGCGTCGACGATGGCAGCTGGGTCAACATCGCGAACCTGTCATGGGATGCGATCAATTACTCGGACAGGACCACATCGGCGAATCACAAATACGAGTACCGCGTGTGCTCCTACGGCCCGGGAGGCACCTCGGACCACGCGACCGCTGCGGCGCTCTACACGACGCCTGCGGCCCCTGCTTCGGTGACCATGACAAAGACGAGCGGCACGTCGGTACGGGTCGACGTCGATGGCTCCAACGCCCCATATGCCACGAGCTGGGACGTGCAAAAATCTCTCAACGGCGGCGAGTGGAAGGATGTCGGGAATTACACGACGTTCCCGCAGACCGTCGACGTGGGCGGAGGTACCGCGAAGCTGCGCGCCCGCTCGAAGCGCGACAGCCTGCTGTCTGGCTGGACGGAATCGGCGACCATCACGACGATCGTAGCCCCGAACGCGCCGACCATCACCGCCAAGCCCGCATCGGTCATCGCCGTGGGCTCGTCCGTCGTCATCTCGTGGACCCCGAACCACCCGGACGGCTCGGCCCAGACGCAGGCGCAGGTGGAGTACCAGATTGGCTCCGCCGCCGCGCAGACGGCCACGGTGCAGGGCTCGGTAACCACGTACCGGCTCCCATCGTCGGCCACAGCGTCGGCGGGCACCGTCAAGGTGCGCGTGCGAACCCACGGCCTCGACCCCGACTGGGGCGCGTGGGCTAGCTACTATTCGTTCGCCGTGGCCGTACCTCCCGAGGCGCACTTCACCACGCCAGCCATCGACGGGGCGAAGATCGGCGACCTCCCGCTCGTCGCTGAATGGAGCATCACCGACTCGACCGGCGTGGCGTCGCAGAGCTTGCAGCTCATGGACGAGTCCGGAAAGGTGCTGCACTCCGCCACGCCGTCAAAAGGCACGCGGCAATACACCTTCGACGCGAGCACATACCAGCTCAGCAACGCGACCAATTACAGCCTGCGACTCACCATGCGCGGCGGCTCGTCGCTCACGACCACCGCCACCCGCTCGTTCTCCACGAGCTTCGCGGAGCCCGCGCGGCCCGACGCGGGGCTGTCCGTGGACCCCTCCGACCTCTCCGCCGCCGTCACCGTGTACGCGGGGAGTCCCAGCTCCGAGACGGGCGAGGTCATCGAGGTCACGGCCACACCGGGCACGCTGGTACCGGGCTTCACGGTGTTCGGCAACACGAGGCAGAACCTGTGGGTGAACCCGTCGGGCACAGTGAGCGGCGTGACCGTAAAGAGTAACGATAATGGTTCGCTGACCGTATCGGGCACCTCGACCTCCAGCAACGTCTGGATCGGTTATACGCGGAGATATATTCTTCGACCCGGCTCGACCTACACGCTGTCGGTGGACAATACGCTCCCGTCTGGCTTGGTGTTCAGGCTCGAGCCGAGAGACGCGGACAATGTTGTAATCGCTGGGTTCCTCCTAGAGGTGCTCAATAACAAGAAGACGGCTACCGCGACACTGCCCAGCAACACCGCCTTTGTCAACTGTCTATTCTACAGCGTCGCCCCCGTCGGCACCGCAATCTCCGGCACCTACCGCATCATGCTCAACGAGGGCAGCGAGGCCCAGCCGTGGTGCCCGCCGGGGCTGAACGGGGTGGACGAGCTGTCTATCGTGACGGCGGGGAAGAACCTGCTGAAAACACCATCTAACAGCACTACTGATGTCGGGGTGTCAGTGGTCAAGCACGATGACGGGTCAATCACCTTCAACGGCACCGCTACAGGCGTCTTTTGTTTCTACGACACAGCATTAGACTTCTATCTTCCCAACGGAACGTACACGCTGAGCGGGTTCGATGAATGGCCGGAGTCGAGGCGCGCCTACGTACGTATCGAAAGTGTGTATGAGCCTCAGGGTGGTAATGTCGGATTGCTTATGAGGCTTACTAACCCTGTCGGGACCGTGAAAGACGGCGGTCCTCACTACTTCCGCTTCGTCATCTCGGCTTCGGCGGGCAGTAAGTTCGACAACGTGACAATCTACCCGCAGCTCGAACTCGGCTCCACCGCCACCGCCTACGAGCCTCCTCAGATCACCACCACCCCCGTCGACCTCGACGGCCACGCCCTCAACTCCCTGCCCGACGGCACGCGCGACGAGCTGCGCATCGACGGCACGGGCGCGGTGACGCTGATTCAGAGGGTGGGGGTGAAGGAGCTGCCCGGTGACGCGGCGTCGTGGAAGCGGGAACCGGGCGGCTCGGACGCCCGGTATGTGACGGGCATCTCACCTGATGCGGTCCGTAGCTACGTGCCCGGAACGGTCATGAGCGACGCGCTGCCGCCGAGAGCCGCCACCGACGATCCGTATCGCTCGACGTCCATCGTCGCGGCACGGGACTACGCCTACGCATCAATCGGCTCAGGCGAGACCGCGCAGGACATCGCCAACGTCTGCGGCGGCAAGACGCTGCTCTACAAGCTCGCCACCCCGCAGGAGGTGGACCTCCCCGGCATCGCCATGCCCGCCTTCCCGGCAGCCGAGACGCAGGTCTTCCGCGCCTCGAACGTGCCATGCGATGTGCGCGGGGACTACCCGGAAACGGAGTCATTCACCGTGCAGAGGGCGCTCCCAGACGGCTCCAGGCACACCATAGCCACGGGGCTCACGGAGGGCCAGCAGGCCATCGACCCGCTGCCGCCGCTCAACGTGGACTTCACGTACCTCGTCACGGCCTACGCCGGGACGGGGGTCTCCAGCACGCAGGAGCTCCCGGCGCATGTGGACTCGGGCGGCATGGAGGCTTTCAACTTCGGGCAGGGCGCGTCTGTCGCGCTGCTCATGGGCTACAACGCCTCGGGCAGCGAGTCGGCGGACCACGGCGGGACGCTCTACGACTTCGCCACCGGGGACGGCTCGCTCCCGCTCTTCTACCCGACCGGGGCCATCACGGGCTCCGCGTCGCGGTCGTACGCCGTGACTAGCAGGGAGCATGCGAACCGCGTGCGCGCGCTGTCGCGCGAGTACCCGGAGGCCTGGTTCCGCGACTTCGACGGAAACAGGATGCTCTGCAGGGCCTCCTTCAGCATCTCGCTCGTGCAGGGCTCTAGGGACGTGCGCACAATCGACGTGACCATGGACGAATGCGCTTTCGAGGAGGCTTCGAATGGCTGACGAGGTGCCCGCGTCCCGCTGGGCCATGCGCTACACGACCGCCTACCGCTTCATGCTCGTGGACCGCTCCACGGGGCTTGAGACGGCCGAGCTGCGGACGCTACGCGCCGAGGGCTCCACGATCGCGAGAAACCAGGACACCCAGATAAAGGAGTCGGCCTCCATCGCGTGCGCGGGCGGCTTCGACGCCGGGACGGGCCTCGTGCGCTGCTACTTCTGCCCGAGGTGGGCGGACGGCTACGAGGCCGACGTGCCCGTGGGGACGTGGCTCCCCAACGTGCCGAGCAGGGAGGTGGACGGGCTCTCGGAGTCCTCCACCGTATCGTGCTCCGGCAGGCTCCAGGAGCTGTCGGACGACGCATTCGAGTCCCCGCTCACCATCGCGGCGGGGGAGAGCCCGGTGGAGGTCGCGGCGGACATCGTGCGGTCGTGCGGGCTCGGCTGCGAGGCCGACGAATCGGATTACCGGCTGTCCGCCCCGTGGACCTTCGGGCTCGCCACCGACTCGGAGGACGGCGGGAGCAAGCTCGACGCGGTGAACGCGCTCCTCTCCATCGCGGGCTTCGCCTCCGCGACCACGGACGGCATGGGCGCAGTGCAGCTCAGGCGCTACGTGGAGCCCTCCGCGAAGTCGCCGTCGTGGAGCTTCGCCGAGGGGCCGACGGCCCGATTCGAGCGCTCCATGACCGACGAGCGCGACACCTCCAAGGTGGCCAACGTGGTCGTCGCGGTCTACTCCACGCAGGAGGCCGAGTACGTCGGCGTGGCCGTGGACGACGACCCGCTGTCGCCGTGGTCGACCGTGGCTCGCGGCAGGCGCATCGTCGCCTCCTACTCCTACAGCGACCTCCCCGAGGGCGTGGACGGGGACGAGGCGCAGCGCTACGCGGACGCCAAGGCGGCGCAGCTGCTCGAGACGGAGCAGGCCCCCGTGCGCAGGGTGCGCTTCTCGCACGTGTACGCCCCGGTGTCTCCGGGGGACGTGGTGCGCATGGACTTCCCGTCCGGCTCGGTGTCAGGGAGCTTCGCGGTGCGCACGCAGGACATGGAGCTGTCGGGCGGCGGCCTGCGCACGACGTGCGAGGCGCGGTCCTTCGAGGGGAGGCGATGATATGCCGGACGGAATCCAGCAGCTCGGCACGCAGCTCGCCGAGGCGCTGGCACCGAGGCGCTCGGACCTCGTGACGGTCTCGTACGGCACCGTCAAGGCGGTGAACGAGACGGAGGCCGACGTGCGCCTCGACGTGGACCTCCACGGCGGCACCCTGTACGGCCTGCCCATGACCACCGCCTGCAAGGGCGTGGCCGTTGGGGACAGGGTGATCGTGCAGACGTACGGGCACCTATCGACCGTCACGGGGGTCATAGCCCACGATAATTCCCATTATGGAAAATTGCTTTGGCAAGGAGAGCTGCCCTACGGCGAGAGCGCTGAGATCGACGGGCTGCCCGGATACGACGCGTTCGTCCTCTGCTTCGGCGGCGCAGCTGACAGCGTTGTCTTCGCTTTCAGGGCAGGGAGATACATAAGCGGTGTTGGCGGCTACGCTGACAACAACGGGTCGTTCCGCATCCAGGCAGCAAGGGCCACCGCGTCGGGAACAACGTTTACACTGCTAGAAGATGGCGGACTGTCCATTTGGGGCGCGTCGTGGGGCGATACGTCATACGATAGAGGAGCTAACTTGGCCGCCGTGTACGGCCTGCTATAGCCGCATTGGCCACCTGATGATTCCGCAGTTCCTACTGCCTGGCAACGCTCAAAAAGGCTCGAAAACGTTACATCCGGGCGAGACGCTCGATATGTAGACCGGGGGGAGGTGATCCATGAATCCATCTGAGAGCTTCTGGGACGGGGTGGGCCACGGTATAGGCGAGTCCCCGTGGTGGGCGCTGCTCGGTGCCGTGCTCGTCATAGGCGTGCTCTTCGTCGTGGCCCGCTACATCTACCCGGGCCACAAGGAGCTGAGGATGCGCGAGCTCGACATACGCGAGCGGGAGGCCCAGAACGACGCCGACCGAATCAAGGCCAACACGGCGCTCGCCGAGAACATGAGGGGCCTGCGCGAGTCGAACGACACGCTGTCGAACACCAACGCGGCGATGCTCGCGAGGCTCGATGAATCGGCTACGCACTCCCGTGAGATGGGCGCGGACGTCTCGGAGACGAAGGAGCTCGCGAGGCACACCGACTCCCTCGTCTCCGACATACACAGGCACATGCTCGCCGACGGCGGGCTTAGTAGGAAGGATTGACATGGAATCCGGTTGGAACTCCGAGCGCATCATCGCGCTCATCCGCTTGGCTGCGATGCTCGCATGCGGCGCGCTGGGCGGCTTCGGCCTCACCACGGACCCCGAGGCGCTGTCGACGGTGCTCCTCGTCGTCGCTGCGGCGGTTGTAGCCGTCTACAGCTGGTGGAAGAACGCGAACGTCACCAAGGCGGCGCAGGACGCGCAGGCGTACCTGGACGCCATCAAGAAGGGCGGTGAGCAGTGATGGCCGATTGCGAGAACGACCTCGCTGACACCGCTCTCTTCCGCCTCTTCGACCGGGGCGACGACGAGCAGCAGTAACCGAAAAACGAATTGAAGCGAACGGAGGGCCCTGCGGGGCCCTTTCCCGTATGGAAGGAGCTCATATGGCTGAAGAAATCGAGTTGACCGACTCCCAGAGCAAGGGAGCCGATAAGCCGAATGTTGAAGAGCCCATCGAGGTCGGCTACGAGGAGGCCGAGTAGATGGCTACCGCACAGGACGTGCTGCGCATCGCCGCAGCGGAAATTGGATATTGCCGTTGGGATGACCCGCAGGCGGGGACGAAGTATGGTCGGTGGTATGCCCAGAAGACCGGTTCGAGCTACTTCGGCCAGAACGGCGTGGCGTTCTGCGCCATGTTCGTGAGCTGGTGCCTAGATCAAGCCGGGGCGTCGTGCTCCGGGTTCCCCACCGCGTCGTGCTCCGCAGCCTACAACGCGGCGAAACCGAAGGGCGCGGTCCTATCGGACAAGAGGGACGCCAAGCCCGGCGACGTGCTTATCTTCGATTGGGACAATACTGGTTGGAGCTGGGATCACACTGGATTCTGCGAAATCAACCGAGGCTCAAGCGTCCAGACCATCGAGGGCAACACCACCGGCCCCGACGGGCGCTCTGGCAGCGTCGCGCGAAAGGTGCGCTCGTGGGATGACGTTTACTGCGTCATCCGGCCCTCCTACAGCGCCCAGCAGACCTCGACCTTGCCGACCAAGCTCGCAGAGGACGGCAAATGGGGCGAGGCCACCACGCTGAGGGCCCAGGAGCTCGCGGGCATGAAATACAAGGACGGCAAGGTGAGCCGCCAGAACGCCGACTGGAAGGGCATCTCCAAGGGATGCACAACGGGCTGGGAATGGCTCGAATCCGGTTACAAGGATGGCTCGCCGCTTATCGGCTACCTGCAGGAGCTGTGGGGGGCGAAGGTCGACAAGCTCTGCGGCCCCGACACGTGGGACCACTTCATCGAGTACTACAAGCCCGTCTCAGGTGCCACGAAAATCGACGGCAAGGTCGACTACCCGTCGAAGAGCGTCAAGGCGCTCCAGCACCAGATGAACCTCGGCAAGCTGACCGTATAGGACGACGCACCCCTCTCCGCTTCGGCGGGGAGGGGGATTTTTGCGTTTGAGCGGTTTTACCCCGTGGTATCCGGTCCCCTGCACCAGTTATTACCAGCAGCTAGAAAAAAAACAATCAAATATGGGAAAATGTATTGCCCATTACCGGCAAATGGGTAATATAGAAACCGTAATTACCCAGCAGATGGTAAAGGAGGTGCCCACTTGAATAAATCCGAGATCATCGCGGCTGAGCTTCGCGCCCACCGCGCACGCAAGGGGGAGACGCAGCGCGAGGTGGCAGACGCCATCGGCGTCCATGAATCGACCCTGTGCGCGTGGGAGAATCGCGGCGGTATCGGCCTCGACGATGCCTGGAAGCTCGCCAACCACTACGGCGTGAGCCTCGATGAGCTGGCAGGGCGAAAGGCGGCGAGCAACTGATGCAAGACTTCCTGCTCGCATTCTCCGCCGGGTTCGCCTGCACGCTCGGCGTGTTCGCGGCCGTGGTGCTGGTCATCGCCGTGGCGGGGCTCGTCGGCGGTTTCCTCGGCTAGGCGCGGCGGCTGGTTCGCCAGCCCCTCGCCCGGGGCGCTCGTCGTTACCGCGAGCTGCTGTTCGCGCCGGAGGACTCGGCAGCGAGCGCCCCGGGCGGGGAGACCCGCCGAGTACCTTTAGAACCGGATATCCGTCCCGCCGCCCCATGTCGCAGGCAAATTCTCAGACCTGCGGGGTGGGCAACGGCCGGGCGGAGGCGCAGGGCGCTCGCCGAGAGTAAGCGCCACGGGGAGGTGCGAGGCCTCCCGATTCGAGACGGGCCGCAAGGTCGTATGGGAACAACAAGCGGAAGCAGACGTGCAGGCCGTGATGGTGCGTGCGCGCACACCGCGAAGCTGGCGGTCATTGTGGCACCTCGCCCATGCGGCCTTGCGGCTCGTCTCTCAAGCGGCAACCCGGCCCGGGCCGGTGCGGGCACGTGCATTCCTTCCTCTCATATGTGCAACCCCTGCATGCGTCCTCGTGGCTCCAGACTGACCCTCACCTCTCTCACCGCACCGGTCCGGGGCGGGTTGCCCGATAACTTCAAGACACGACATGACGGGAGGTGGCCGCATGTTCAGCAAAGACGAGGTCATCAAGAACATCAACGGTTTGATCGACAGCGCCGGGCGCACATCCGGCTCGCTCTCCGCGCACTACGAGCGCCGCGTCGACGAGGTCGAGGCCGCACTGACGGTGCTCGGCTACAAGGTGGAGTACGACGAGGACAACTTCTACGCCGTCGACATCGTGGACGCCGACGGCGGGCGCGCGTGCTCTGGGTGCAACCTATCCCGCGAGGTCGCCATGGCCGACTGGTCGCGCATCCTCGTGTGCGACGGCGGGTGCGACGAGCTGGAGCAGGTGAGCGCGAGCGACCCCGCCTGCGACAAGTACGAGCCCAGGTGGTAGCCGTGAAGGTTCTGGAGCTGTTCAGCGGAACGCGCTCGATCGGGAAAGCGTTCGAGCGGCGCGGCCACGAGGTATACAGCGTGGACTACGACGAGAAGTTCGAGGCGTCGAGCCACGCCGACATAGGGTGCTTCGGGGTCCGCGACGCGCTGGACCTGTGCGGGGGAGTCCCCGACGTTATCTGGGCGTCGCCGGACTGCACGACCTACAGCGTCGCCGCGCTCGGCAGGCACAGGAGGGCTGATCCCGAGACCGGGTGGCTGATGCCGGTCACCGAGTACGCGAAGGTCTGCGACGCGGTGAACCAGCACCTCATGCGCCTGATCCTCCGGCTCGACCCGGAGTTCTGGTTCGTCGAGAACCCGCGCGCGGCCATGCGCCGCATGCCGTGGATGGGGGGGCTGCCGCGCTACACGGTGACCTACTGCCAGTACGGCTTCCCGTACATGAAGCCGACCGACATCTGGACGAACCATCCCGACCCGCAGTTCAAGCCGCCGTGCAGGAACGGCGATCCGTGCCATGAGCCCGCGCCGCGCGGGTCTAAGTCGGGCCTGCAAGCGGTGGACGGAAAGCGCATGCGCGGAGTGATCCCGCGCGAGCTGTGCGAGCACGTTGTCGACATATGCGAGCGCAGCCACGTCCAGAGGACGCTGTTTTAAACGAAAAAGCCGCTGCGAAGCCTGGAAACGGAGCAGCGGCCCGACCAAAGGAGGTCCGATTTGATTGTACCAGACGAAGCAGTGCGTCCCGGACGGCGCCGCCATCGCGCTGCTCATGGCGTGCAGGGACGCGATGGGGGACGCGGCGGCAATGGCGGAGTACGAGGCAAGGCGGCGCGGTACGCGCTCATGCTCGCGGGCCTCGCGGCGCTCTGGCGCGTCGCGATAGCGATCTCGTGGGGGCTGTGGGGGTGACGCCATGAAGCACATAGAGCCGGAGCTGATACGCGACCACACGGGCAGGTGGTGGGTGGCCGTACCTGTCCCCTGCGGGCTGTACGAGACCACCCACGACGTGCGGAAGAGGATGCCGGTGGCGGTCCCGAGGGGCGCGAGCCGCGAGGAGGCCGAGAGGGCAGTGAGGGGGATGCATGAGGACGAATAGGAGCGCCCGCAACGCCGGGACGAGTTTCGAGCGCATCATGGCCGACTACCTGTCGAGCGCCCTCGGCGACTCAGAGATAGACCGTCAGGTGAAGATGGGCTCCAGGGACGTCGGAGATATACGCGGCGTATTCCTGCACGGCAAGCGCGTGACCATCGAATGCAAGGAATACGGCGGCAGGCACAGGCTACCTGAATGGCTCGAAGAGGCCGAGGCCGAGTGCGGGAACGCGGACTCCGAGTACGCCGTCGTCATCTGGAAGCGCAAGGGCACCCGGGACCCCGCCGAGCAGTACGTGACCATGACCGCTGAGACCTTCGCCGCCATGTGCTGCGGGGGCCATGAGCTGATGTTTGGAGAAGAAGATGGAGAACGATAGCTACGTGAAGATCGCCAAGGACGCATGCTCGCTCATAGCGCAAATCGAGTTGAAGTTCGTCATTCTCGAGCTGCTCGTTTACAACGGGAAGGACGATGAGGCGGCCGACCTCCTGGACGATGTGAGTAAGAGTCTCTTAAATGAGGACGTCCTCAAGCGCTACGCCGCGCTGGAGAGCGGTGCCGGGGACCGAGAGCGCGCCGAGGCGTACGCCAGCGAGGTGTGCGATGAGTGAGATCCAGAAGTACGAGCCCCAGCCCATAAGCCTCTCGGAGCAGGTGCAGTACGCCAACGCCGTGAGCAAGGCGGGGCTCCTTCCCAAGCAGTATCAGAATCGACCCTCCGACATCATCGTGGCGATGGGGCTGGGCCAGTCCATGGGCCTCTCGCCTATGGAGAGCATCTACCGCATCAACGTTATACAGGGCAAGCCCACCGCCTCTGCGGAGCTGATAGCCGCGCAGGTGCGCAAGGCTGGGCACAAGCTGCGCATCAGCAAGGACGAGCAGCGCCAGAGCGTAACGGCCACCATCATCCGGGCTGATGATCCGGAGGCCCCGTTCAGCGTGACCCGCGACCGCAAGTGGGCTCAGCAGATGGGGCTCATCGACAAGGACAATTACCAGAAGCAGCCCATGACCATGCTCACGTGGCGCGCCATCACGGCGGTGGCTAGGGAGGCGTGCCCGGAAGCCCTCTACGGCGTGGCCTACACGCCGGACGAGATGCACGACATGGACCCCATCGAGGTTCCTGTCGAGCATGTCGAAGCGCGGGAGCCCGCCGAGGAGGCCGTCTACGAGGCACCCAAGCCGCAGCGCGACCCGCGCCTGAACCCCATACGCGAGCGCATGAAGCCGTTCGCTGAGAAGTTCGGCTACGACATGGCGGAGGCCACGGCGCGCATCCTCGAATACGCGGGGTGCAAGAGCATGGACCAGCTGACAGACGAAGACATAGATAAAGCCGTCGAGTACATGGACGGAATCATAGAGATGGAGGCTATCCCCGATGGCATTCAAGGATGACGTGGCGCGCTACGCGCTACAGAAGCACGTCCTCAAGGTGCTGAGCGACGAGAACAAGCTGCTCGGCGCGGACATAAACGACGCGTGCCGCCAGCTGTACGAGGACGTGGGCACCAAGCAGGTGACCGCAGAGGTGGACGGCGCGAAGGTCGGCACGATCTCGATCACGTCCACCAAGCCCTCCGACGAAATCGCCGTGACCGACCGCGCCGCTTTCTACCAGTGGGCGCTTGATAACGGCTACACCGCCGTGTCCGTCGACATGGGCCGCATCAAGGAGAATTTCGAGCAGACCGGGGAGGTCCCGGACGGGTGCCGCGTGGAGCACAAGAAGGGCGGGGCCTTCAAGGGCATCTCCTGCCGCTTCGACAAGGAGGCCAAGGCGAACATCGCCCGAATCATGGGATCCGGGGTCTTGGGAGAGGCCGTGCGCGGCCTGATCGGGCAATGAGCTACGTCGATTTCCTGGAGTCTAAGAGGGCGCTGGCTCCTTCTTCCGGATTCGACCCAGGCGACTCGGTCTCAAGCGTCCTGTTCCCGTTCCAGAGGGACATCGTCAGATGGGCGGTGAGCGGCGGCCGGCGGGCGATATTCGCAGCGTTCGGCCTCGGCAAGTCGCTTATGCAGCTGGAGATATGCCGCCTCGTCATGGAGCGCGAGGGAGGGCGGGCCCTCATCGTGTGCCCTCTCGGCGTGCGCCAGGAGTTCAAGAGAGACGCCGCGCTGCTAGGCCTCGACCCCGTGTTCATCCGAACCGACGATGAGGTCGCCGGTGACGGCCTATACCTCACCAACTACGAGAGCGTCCGTGACGGCAAACTCTCCCCGTCGCACTTCACGTGCACGACCCTCGACGAAGCGAGCGTACTCAGGAGCTACGGCTCCAAGACCTATCAGACGTTCCTGTCTCTGTTCGAGCAGGTTCCGTACCGCTTCGTGGCCACCGCGACCCCCGCCCCGAACCGCTACAAGGAGTTGATCCACTACGCCGGTTACCTAGGCATCATGGACACGGGGCAGGCCCTCACCCGGTTCTTCCAGCGCGATTCCACCAAGGCCAACAATCTTACGCTCTACCCGCACAAGGAGCGGGAGTTCTGGCTATGGCTCGCAACGTGGGCCGTGTTCGTCCAGAAGCCGAGCGACCTCGGGTACAGCGACGATGGTTACGACCTCCCTCCGCTGGATGTCGTGTGGCACAAGGTCCATACGGGGCGCTCGGAGGCCCCGGTGGACCGCGACGGGCAGGTCCGGCTGTTCCGCGACGCCGCAACGAGCCTTTCAGACGCTGCGGCGGTGAAGCGCGAGAGCATGGATGCGCGCGTCGCAAAAGCCAAGGAACTGGTCGGCGCATGGCCGAAGGACGAGCACTTCATCATCTGGCACGACCTCGAGGACGAGCGCCACGCTATCAAGAGGGCCATACCGGAGGCCGTAGAGGTGTACGGCTCGCAGGACCTCGACGAGCGCGAGCGCCGCGTCGTCGGGTTCTCAGACGGAGAGTTCCGCATCCTGGCGACCAAGCCCATCCTATCCGGCTCAGGATGCAACTTCCAGCGCCATTGCCATCACGAGATATTCATGGGCGTCGGCTTCAAGTTCAACGACTTCATACAGGCAATCCACCGCGTGCAGCGCTTCCAGCAGAGGCACCCTGTGCGCATCGACATCATCTACGCAGAAGGCGAGGAGAACGTCGTGCGCACCCTCAAGCGCAAGTGGGAGGAATACGAGGAGCTTGCTAGGAAGATGGAAGAGATCATCAAAGAGTACGGCCTCGCCGACGCGAAGATAGCCGGAGCCATGGAGCGCTCGATAGGCGTCGAGCGCATGGAGGCGTCCGGAGAGGGGTGGCTGGCCGTCAACAACGACACCGTGGACGAGACGGCCCGCATGGAGAGCGATTCCGTCGACCTCATCGTCACGTCGATACCCTTCAGCAATCACTACGAGTACACGCCGAGCTATAACGATTTCGGGCACACCGAGGACGACGAGCATTTCTTCGAGCAGATGGACTTCCTGACGCCCGAGCTGCTGCGCGTGCTCAAGCCCGGTCGGATCTACTGCTGCCATGTGAAGGATCGCATCAACTTCGGCAACGTCACCGGTGCCGGAGTTCCCACGGTTCAGCCGTTCCACGTCGAGACCATCATGCACTGCATCAGGCACGGATTCGACTACCTCGGCATGATCACCGTCGTAACCGACGTCGTCCGGGAGAACAATCAGACGTACCGCTTGGGATGGACCGAGCAGTGCAAGGACGGCACGAAGATGGGCGTCGGCTCTCCGGAGTACGTCCTGATATTCCACAAGCCGCAGACCGACCGGACGAGGGGATACGCTGACACCCCGGTCGCCAAATCTAAGGACGAGTACAGCCGCGCGCGCTGGCAGATAGACGCCCACGCGTTCTGGCGCTCTTCGGGCAACCGCCACATGACCGCAGAGGAGTGGGCGGGCGTTCCTGTTGACGAGATCGGGAAGCTCTTCGCCGAGGATAGCCTGCGAAGCGTCTACGATTACGAGTCGAATGTCCGCATCGGCGAGGAGCTTGACGGTAGAGGCCACCTCCCCGCCACGTTCATGGCCATAGCACCGGCATCGTGGGCACCGGACGTCTGGACCGACGTGAACCGCATGCTCACGCTCAACACCTCCCAGGCGCAGAAGGGCCGCGTGAAGCACGTGTGCCCGCTTCAGTTCGACATAGTGGACCGCCTGATAGAGCGCTACAGCAACCCCGGGGAGCTCGTGTACGACCCATTCGGAGGGCTCATGACGGTTCCCGTGAGGGCGATAAGGGCTGGACGCAAGGGCATGGGGACCGAGCTCAACTCCGGCTACTGGGCGGACGGGGTGGCCTACCTCAAGGCCGAGGAGCAGCGCATATCCATGCCGACGCTCTTCGACTTGGGGGAGGTCTCGTGATCATCCCGACATACCGCGAGATCGACCGCGACCTCATGCGGCGAGGCTTCACCAAGCGCCCATCCAAGGGGAGCCGCTACATCTACACAAACGGCGAGGTCACGACGTGCCTGCCGTGCAAGCACATGGGCGACCGTCCGATAAACGGCCTCTACAAGCATATATGCAACCAGCTCGGCTTCGAGCCGGGGAAGGGGTATGAATGAGCATCAACGTAGTAGTCATAAGCGGAAACCTGACGCGTGACCCGGAGCTGCGCCACACGAACAGCGGGACGGCGATCCTTAGTTTCGGGGTGGCCGTCAACGACCGCATGAAGGACCGTGACGGGAGCTGGGTCGACAGGCCCAACTTCGTGGACGTGACCGTTTTCGGCGCGCGAGCAGAGGCGCTGAGCCGCTACCTCTCAAAGGGTACGAAGGTGGCCCTGTCCGGCAAGCTCCGATACTCATCGTGGGAGCGCGACGGGCAGAAGCGCAGCAAGCTCGAGGTCATCGCGGAGGAGATAGAGTTCCTTTCCCGCGACGGGGATGTGGCCCGAACGGCGGCCCCGCAGGCGCGTGTTCAGGCACCGCCCGAGCAGCCCACCGAGGGCATCTACGAAGACGATATCCCGTTTTGATAGGAGAAGCGAATGTCTAGATTTAACGAACCGTTCATCTACGGGGACGATGTCTTCATCTTGAGGAACGGTGAAGCACTGTTGTGTGGGCGCTACAGGTCGTGCCAGTACAAGTTCCTCGAGAACTCAATGGAGTGCATCATCGAGTTTGGACCGTACTTTAACCTCACCAACCCACTCGTCCCCGAGAAGGTCATCTTCTTCAACTACACCACCAAGTGCATCTTCCCCGACGGGGGCGCGGTGACGGTCCGCATGCAGCAAGACGATGGGCCGTTCGACCCCGAGAAGGGCATCGCGCTCTGCATATTGAAGAAGCTATTCGGCGGCTCCAAATTCAACGACGTGCTCAGGGAGGCGCGCGCGCGCTCCAACTACAAGGACGACGCCGAGCTGAGGCTCGCGATGTTCAACGACTACCTTCGCCACGAGCACAGGAAGAAGAAGCATGAGGAGGCGGAGTAGACCCGACTTGTTCCCGCGCATGGAGGCGGTCGACTGGGTGCTGATAGCGCTCCTCGCCGCCTCCATCGCGGTGCTCGCGATCGCGTACGGCCCTTTCATTCTGGAGGTGATGTAGATGGCCGATTCGTTCACATGGTTCGAGAAATACGGCGACGTGTGCGCCAAGCTCTCGGACGAGGACCGCAAGGAGTTCGTCTACGCCATCGCCATGTACGGGATGTACGGCGAGGAGGTCGACCTACCGTATCCCCTAGACGCCCTGTTCGCCTCCGTGAAGGACGACGTGGACAACTCGAAGAGCGCCCGCAAATCCGGTTCCAAGGGGGGCCGTCCCAAGGTTTCCGACAACTGGAAACGGGGGGTTTCCGAAACCCAGAAACGGGGGGTTTCCGAAACCCAGAAACGG